TGGAAATCTTTCAACTTTTGTTCAGCCATGCCTGGTCCAAAAGTCCAAACCAAGTGGCGACCCAGGCCCAAAGCAATGCAGAAGAGACAGGTGTCTCGGCAGACTGCACCGGTTCACTCTGGCAAACCACGCCGCAATCGCAAAGCTGGCAAACCGCCTGCTATTGTGACTCCAGCACCGTTGAATGCCAGGTCAATGATTGTTCCCTCTGTGCCTCGCACTAAGGGAATGTTCGATGCTTTTACCTGCACTGCACCCTTGCCCGACAGTATGACTTTCGGCCATTTCACTCCGTGCCGGTCGTATTACTCTTTTGCTCTGACCACCAATTGGAACCGTGCTGACATTACCACAAATAGTGTCACCCAGGCTGGCGTTGCTACTGTGGTTCAACAGGACTGTATGTTGTGGTTCAACTGGCAACCATCTGGCGTTACGGCTATCTGGTTCACAATCGATTCGTCCAATGCACGCATTTCTCCGGTCCAAATGATTGGTGCTCCGCAGTTCTTTCCTACTTCGGTTACCAGTTCCGGTGTGTTCACGATCCCTTCTGGCACTCCTCAACAGGTTCGCCCTATGAGGACTTCCATTCGTATTTCCAACACATCCGTTGAGCAAACACGCGCTGGTGGTGTCACCGCGATCATTGTGCCGCAAAACATCACCCTCAGTGCCAATCCTACCAACATCACAGCTGGTATTAGTGCTTATGGAACTGCAGCCAATGCTGGTGCTCCCACTAGCCCTCAGTACTTTGGTAGCATCACGCCTTTTGGCCAAACCTACCTCACTTCTTTGCTCAGTGGTTCTGGTGCTAGCTTTCACACTGCGTCTGAGCTTGCCCAGTGCCCTATGCAGTGGGATTTGACTCCTTCTTCGTTTATTGGGTTCCATAGTTACCAGAATTGGAATCAGCCAAACACTCCCGATGCTTCTCCCGCTACTCTTGCCAGCCCAATTGTGACTTCCACTGGTACGTCACAAGGTTATCCAAACACCATGGTGTATACGGACCTTGTGAATTTTACCAATGACAGTGCACTGAATGTTTGCAACGCTTTGTTTCTTTTCAAGGGAACTGGTTTAGCTGCTCAGTCTTACAATGTGGAGGTTTCTTCCATGATTGCTGCTCGTTTTCCTGCCAATTCACTTCTTGCGAACAATTCTGTTATGCCTCGCGGCGACAGAACCGGTTCAGTCACACAGGAAGCTGGGAACCTCCAGGCTGCTGGTGCAGCTGGTAGACCTGTTTCTGGTCCTTCAGGCAGCAATCGTGGTAAGATGGGTAGGCGTTACGGATCAACAGCCGGTTGGTAGGAGTCAGGCTTGTCCGATGCTAACGGGTTAGCATTGGCATATGCTTCTCCCGATGGTTTGCACGTTTCGGGTGACACGCTATATGTGTCGGGCACTCGGACTTATAGCCAGGTTTCACAAAACCCG